GTAGATATTCCACTGTCAGCCCTTCCCGCTCAATTATCTGTCCGCCTTGTGCCCAGTTTTTATGTGGGTTCCAGACTGTGTATGGTTTACCTTCAATCAATAGCTGTTCGTGCGGCGCACTCCATCGCACATCAACTCCATCGCACTTAGCCACTGCCCAGTCCAGCGCGGCTCCGCTTAACTCACTTGTTTTCATTTCACTAGCCCTCCCTTGTTGTTCAACCCTACTAAATCTTTCAGGTCGGTTATTAATATGTAGTTGCCTTTGTGTAGCGGGGCAACCGTCCTAGTCACCGCACGTGCTGCATCCTCACCGCACCACAGACACAGGCGATAGCCCAGTGCAACACGGCGATGGTCTACAAAGTCACCGCACTCAGGGCACAGATACCTTGCATCTTCATGTCGACATGAAGTTTGTTTGGTTTGTTTCTTGATACGAACCTTAACTGTCATCGTCTTGCCCCCTTATGTTGTACATCGTTTGTATATACTCGCGCACCTGCTTCTCGTCGTACTCTGCTGGATCTAGGTGTATAACTTTCTTAGTTAGCCCGATTACCGCCCAGTAGTTTCTATGTTCGAAATACTTATAGCTAACACGATCCCAATCAGCACCTTCACCATCAGTCCAACCCTCAACGTTTGACTTTTCCCATTTAAGTTTCTCCATCCTTACCCTCCTCGTCGTGATACTTAACCAAGATGCGGAAGTTCTGCTTGTCCAAAGTAGCCACTGCCTTACCCTCGATCACATCTACAAACTTCTTTGTGATTAAATAGCCTGCATGATTTAGTTTTTCTACCTCACGCATCAGGCGCAAGCACCATACACACAGACCTAGCGATAACAAACCCAACCATATAACTGCGTCCATGATTACTCCTCGTTTATTACTATTTCCAATGCCTGAATAAGTTGCAGCCTTTCCTGCCATGTCTCATCAGGTATAAGTCTGCGCCTGTCTTTCAGGTGCTTAACACATATGGTTAATAGCTTTTTTACTGTCTCGTGCTTCTGTTTATGCAGATCTAACAACTGCCTAACATTACCTGCTAACTCCCGCACCTTTTCTTTGTCCATTAAAATATCTCCTTGTCATCGTCATACACCCGCTCCGGTGCATCAGCCCACCACCATGTCTTGCCTTTGCGTATTACATCGGGCTTGAAGTTACAGTGTAGGGCGATGTCATTCTTCATCATCTCCAGCACCTCGATCATACTTTGTGGTGTATCACCGATAGGTTTGCAGTCCTCAGCCCACATGCGCTCAGGGTCATTCTCGCTGTGCTTTGCACCCTCCATGTCATACACTTCGATCACGCTGTAGCAGTCCACTGCACCTTCTTTATCCTGATATTCAATCAGTCCGTATCTCCAGTTCATTTTGTTTCTCCTTAAATAAGCCACATCACAAAGGCGATGCCTACCACTGCACCGATCAGCCCACCGATAACAGCGGCAACAACTGTCTCCATCTCATCCATCCCTACCCCCTAAAACTTAATGTTGACATGAACTTTCCTGCTGTTTATTACCTGCCTACCCTTCATGTACCGCACCTCAATGAAGTCCTTTGGCTTGGCTTTCTCCAACTCAGCCTGCACTCTGCGCAGCATCTCGTGATAGTCCTGCGTAGTACGTTGTGTTCCTTTAGTTATTTCCGTTTTCATATTGTTTTCTCCTTGTATTCGTTAATTAAGTGTTGCTTCCAGTGATCGAAGCTTAGGTAGCTGTCTTTCACATCCTCCAGAAAACTTGCCAAGCAAAGTTTGCAGTTCTTGCAACCACACACCCTACCTAGCGAAATTAGTTTTTGCCACACCTCCTCATCACTCTCCATATTGTTTTCTCCATTTGTCGATGATTGATTGCCTAGTTCCTTCTGGGTCGGTGATGTTGTCTTCAAACTGTGCAAACAGCGTGTATTCATACAACCTATTCCACATGCACAGATTGCAGTTATCACAATCACATAGCTTAGCTATCGCCTGAAACTTCTCCCATATCTCGTCATCACTCTCCATACTTATGCCTCCAGTCATTAGTGTCCATCGAAGAAGGCACAAGGCAACTCAATCCCTATACCTTCCCCGCTAGATACTCTTTTTTATGCCCTCTGCTAATCGCAGTCCTGTTTGGTGTTATGGGCAGGGTGATCTTCATGTCGTGACATTAAGTTTGCTGGGTGTTTGGTTTGTGTTAAGGAACTACCCGCATGTACACACTGTGTACACACATAACAAACTTACAACATGAAGGACACCGCAGGGATACTGCTCGGACGTAACCTGATGGTGCTTTGCTTTTTAGTTGGTTTGCAGCTTATCGGCACGTGTATGTTTGTTGCTTTTGTATTACTCCACACCGAACCTGCAATGATCCAACCAGAGCCATCAAGGTAGCCTACGCCTACCCTGCACTTGGCAGTTAAACCCATCGGGTAATACGCGCATGAACACACAACACAAACTTCATGTCGACATGAACTTGCACCCGATACAGCGGGGATAGCCAAGCATTTAGCAGATTGTTAAAGAGCGGGGACGTAAAGAGGCTTGTTGAAGCCGAAGTCCCATTTGATAACCCTATTATATCATAGGTATATGATAATGTCAAGTGATGTTGGCACGCACCGCACGCCCTTCCTGCACACGCTTATCACTCCCCCCTTATCCTTTTCTTCCGATGTTATTGTTCCAATAACTCTTTTCTTGTGTTGTTGTTCTGGCAGTTATTGTTCCAGCAACTAGGGTTTTTCTTGCGTGCGCCCCTAAATGTTATTGTTCTGATAGTTATTGTTCTGGCAGTTATTGTTCCGGCAATTGTTCCAGAGATTTTTGCAGTGGTGAGTTTTTGTGATTTGTTGCGCGTGTGATAACGAAATGGGCGATTTTCGTTTTGTTTTTGTTAATTGTTCCAGACTGTTCTGTATTGTTCTGGGAGCGAGGTTGTGTGAAAAGCTAGGAACGGCGCGGGTTTTGGGTGGGTTTTTGCCGTTTGTTCCAATGTTCCAGTGAAAAAACGAGGTTGCCGAGTTGACCTTGAGCTTTCACAACATAGAAAAAACCTGTTAGTACGTGTTGGGTAAAAAATAGATCTGTCTGTCTGTCTGTATTTTTCTGGAACATTGGAACAATATATAATAATCGGCTGAAAACCCGCATGGATGCTCACTTTTGCGTGTTCCAGTCGCTGGAACAATATGGAACAATGTGGAACAATTAACACATTTGCAAAACTTCATGTCGACATGATCTTTTTAGGTGGAACTGGTCTCTGCTTTGCGCGTTGCGCTCCCTGCGTGCTGTGCCCAGCTCCCTCACTCACCCACTCGGCGGCTTTGTGGGCTTCGCCCAACCCGCCCACCCTCTAACTACATTGACACCAGTTCCCGCTTAAAAAACGCGGGCAATAAAAAAGCCCGCCAAAGCGGGCTGTGAATCGTGTGGTAACTTGTTATTCGTCGTCGCCTTCGTCGCCTTCAATCTCGGCGTATCCAGCGTCGACTAGTGCATCAATCAGGAAAGCTGCAATATTGGCAAGCTCGTCATTCTCAGAGTCTTTCATCTTGTTGAAACCATTCAGTAGCTTGCCTGCTGCGGTTTCGCCGTCATCATCCTTGCTCATTGCAATCATGATTGACTTGCCCTTTGTTGCGCCCTTATTGCTCGCCGCTTTGCGGTTTGGGTTGAAACTGAATTTCTTGCCGTCATTCACGCATGAACGAATTGTTGACAGAATGTTATTGGCGGTCTTTTCGGTATAGCCTTGTTCGATTAGCGCATCGAATGTTACCTGCGAGAAATGGCACGTCCGGCGTGATTTGCCAAACACTATTTTGTTATCACGCAATGCCTTGCAGTCTGCATTGATCTTGTCTGATAGTGCGGCTGTTGCAGTCTGGGCGTCATTCAATGCCTTAACCGCTTTGACAATACCGATAAGCATATTGTCCGCTTGCTTAGTCGCCATTGCTTCAGCCGCTTTGCCGCCTTTGGTTTGCTTAGTAGTCATGATTACATTCTCCTTCGGTTAGCTGCAGCACAATTGCTGCATTAACGTCATTATCTCAAATATTATTCCACTTGTCAAGTTTTATGTCCGACATGAATTTCGGCGCGCCGCGACCCCACCCTACCCCTATCCCCCGCTTTGCTGAATGGGACCCCCTCGCGCGCGCTGCGCTGTGTTTTACTCACTAAACCTCAACTCACCCAACTAATAATTCCATCTGACAACATACCCCCCACCCCTAACAAAATCCAACCAGACATAGCAAAACAAGTTATAGGAAACACACCCCCCTTCATTTCCAAAACGGTTCCATACCACGGGGGGTATATATTTTTTATGTTGCATTTTTAAGACGCCGTGCTATATTTCGCGGCAATAGATTCATCTAGCGTCAGTACGGTGGGACGTGCGGCCCGACAAGGGAGGGACGGGGTTCGAATCCAAACGCTAGACCAAATAGCAAGATACAATTTAGTGGGGCTCCACCTGTTCAGGTCTGTGCAGGTTTTCAACGGGGCCCCTTAATCAGCGTTGCTGAACAACCACAACTCAACATGCCACTAGTCATCACACCTGAGGTCGGCATCCCACTACCCTTGGACTTAACGCCTGAGGAAGTAGAACAATTTCGTGAGCGGGCGAAAGCTGCCTGTGCCACTATCCAAGAATTAATTGCTGCTGGCGGTGAGGTTGAGATCACCGAAGAGAACACCAAGGAAGCACATTCCCTCTTTGCCAGTAACTCTTTACCCCGCGTTGCACATACTCCCCCCGGTACCATCCTGAAGCTGGAAGCGCTGTTGACCCACTACGACCATGAATTCCTAGGTGCAAACCGTCGTATTGCCAACTACGTGACTAACCGGCTGCTGGAAGAGTCCGAAGATGAAGACCCTAAGATTCGTCTGAAGGCTCTGGAGTTGCTGGGTAAACGCCGGGGGGTCAACTTGTTCTCCGAGCAAATGGAGATCACGATCAAGCAAAAGCCAACGGAGGATTTGGAAGGCGAGCTTAGCCGCCTGTTGGAAAAATATATGGGCCCGGCTGAGATAGTGGAGGTGCCCGGACCCAAACCGATCATCGACCTTGATGCCGAGCTAGGCAATATAGGGTTGGAAGAGGTGGAAGATGAGCCAGCAGATACTGGAAGCGATCAAGACGAACCCCCAGCTGCTGAGTAGCCTTCCCGCAGAGGTACAACTTCGCGCACTGGAGTTGTTGAGTGAGTTAGGGGCTAGGAAAGCGGCGGACAAGGCCAAGCATGACTTCATGGCGTTCGTTCATCACGTCTGGCCGAGCTTTATTAATGGGGCGCACCATGTCAAGATGGCAAGAGCGTTCGAGAAAGTCGCAAGAGGTGAGTGCAAGCGCCTTATTATTAATATGCCTCCTCGCCATACTAAGTCCGAATTTGCTTCTTATCTGCTCCCTGCTTGGTTCCTCGGCAACTTCCCCGGAAAAAAAGTCATACAAACCAGCCACACCGCAGAACTTGCGGTTGGATTTGGCCGAAAAGTCCGAAACTTGGTCGATTCCGAAGCCTACAAAGAAATCTTTCCGGAGACCTCTCTACAAAGCGACTCGAAAGCAGCTGGACGGTGGAACACATCGAAGGGCGGTGACTACTTCGCTATCGGTATCGGCGGTGCAGTGACCGGTAAAGGTGCGGATATTCTGATAATTGATGACCCGCACAGCGAACAAGAAGCCGCATTGGCCGAAGTAAACCCGGAAATCTACGATAAGACCTACGAGTGGTACACCTCCGGTCCGCGTCAGCGTCTCCAGCCGGGTGGAGCGATCATCATCGTGATGACTAGGTGGTCCAAGAAGGACTTAACCGGCCAAGTTTTGAAGTCTGCAGCCCAGCGGGACGGGGATGAGTGGACAGTCATTGAGTTTCCAGCGATTTTACCCAGCGGCAACCCGCTGTGGCCGGAGTTTTGGTCAATAAAAGAGCTAGAAGCACTGAAAAAAGAACTGCCTAACCAGAAATGGATGGCGCAGTACATGCAGCAGCCGACATCAGACGCGTCGGCAATCGTGAAACGTGAATGGTGGCAGAAATGGGAGCACGACAACCCACCATACTGTGAATTTACCCTGCAAAGTTGGGATACGGCGTTCGAAAAACACAACCGGGCCGACTACAGTGCGTGTACTACATGGGGAGTTTTCTATCAGGAGGATGAGAATGGCGTCATGCAGGCCAACATTATCCTGTTAAATGCGTTCAGAAAACGCATGGAGTTCCCTGAGTTGAAAAGAAAAGCGCTGGAGGAGTACCGTGAGTGGGAGCCCGACTCGATAATCATCGAGAAAAAAGCTACCGGCGCACCGCTGATATACGAGATGCGGGCTATGGGTATACCGGCGCAAGGCTTTGACCCCGGTAAAGGTAACGACAAGATCAGTAGGCTAAATTCGGTGTCTGACCTGTTCGCCTCAGGGCGGGTGTGGGCACCGGAGACTAGGTGGGCGGAAGAAGTAATAGATGAGGTGGCGAGCTTCCCCGGCGGGGAACATGACGACTATGTCGACTCGGTATCTCTCGCATTAATACGGTTCCGCAAGGGTGGCTTTGTCAGGTCGTCAATGGACGAGCCGGATGAGCCGAAAGAATTTCGTAGGAAGAAGGCGTACTACTAAGGAAAGATCATGGCTATTGATAAAGCACTAAACCAAGCCCCGGTGGGGTTGGGCGCAGCGGACCCGATGATGGACGAGCCAGCGCTGGAGATCGAGATCGAAGACCCGGAGTCCGTGAAGATTGGTATGGACGGGATGATGATCGAGCTTGAGCCGGGCAAAGAAGCTAACGACGAGTTCAACGCTAACTTGGCAGAAGAGATCAGCGAGGATGTGTTGGAGAGTCTGGCTGCTGATTTGCTTTCTGAATTTGAAGAAGATGTAGCCAGCCGTAAGGACTGGATGCAGACCTACGTTGACGGTATCGAGCTGTTGGGCATGAAGCTTGAAGAGCGTAGCGAGCCGTGGGAAGGAGCCTGTGGTGTCACGCATCCCCTTCTATCTGAAGCTCTGGTTAAGTTCCAGTCCGAGACAATTATGGCGACTTTCCCTGCGTCGGGGCCGGTCAAGACGCAGATTATTGGTAAAGAAACTACGCAGAAGAAAGAAGCTGCGGAGCGCGTCCAGAATGACATGAACTACCAGCTCACCGAAGTGATGACTGAGTATCGCGGTGAGCATGAGCGTATGCTGTGGGGTCTGGGCTTATCAGGTAATGCGTTCAAGAAGGTGTATTTCGACCCATCGCTGGGCCGTCAGGCATCTATATTTGTGCCCGCTGAAGATGTGGTCGTGCCGTATGGCGCTAGTAATTTGGAGACTTCACCACGTGTAACGCATGTCATGCGTAAAACTCCTAACGAGCTAAAGCGCCTGCAGCAAGCTGGGTTCTATCGTGATGTGGACCTTGGTGATCCGGTTAATACGCTGGACGACGTGGAGAAGAAGATCGCGGAGAAAATGGGCTTCCGCGCCACTACCGATGATCGCTACAAGCTCCTTGAGATGCAGGTGGACCTAGACCTGCCGGGCTATGAAGATAAAGACAAAGACGGTGAACCTACAGGCATTGCGCTGCCTTATATTGTCACCATCGAGAAGGGTACCGGTACTGTCCTAGGCATTCGTCGCAATTGGGAGCCGGATGACGACACCGAGCAAAAACGTACGCATTTCGTGCACTACGGTTACATACCGGGCTTTGGCTTCTACTACTTCGGTATGATCCACCTGATCGGAGCCTATGCTAAGTCAGGTACTTCGATCCTTCGCCAGCTTGTTGATGCTGGTACGCTGTCTAACTTGCCCGGTGGCCTTAAAACCAAAGGCATGCGCACCAAGGGTGACGACACACCCATCTCCCCCGGTGAATGGCGTGATGTGGACGTAGCATCTGGCACTATCCGCGATAACATTCTCCCTTTGCCATACAAAGAACCTTCGCTTGTCCTGAAGCAGTTGATGGACCAGATCATCGATGAGGGTCGTCGCTTCGCGTCTGCAGCAGACCTGCAGGTGTCCGACATGTCGGCACAGGCTCCGGTTGGTACCACACTGGCACTGCTGGAACGTCAGCTAAAGATCATGTCGGCTGTACAGGCACGGATTCACTTTGCGATGAAGCAGGAGTTCAAGCTCCTGAAAAACATCATCGCTGCCTACGCACCTACCGAGTATAGCTACGAGCCCACTGAAGGTAGCCGTCGCGCACGTCAGCAAGACTATGCAATGGTGGACGTGATCCCTGTGTCGGACCCGAACGCTGCAACAATGAGCCAGAAGGTCGTGCAGTATCAAGCGGTAATGCAGATGGCTGCACAGAACCCGCAGATATACGACATGGTGGAGCTGAACAAGCAGATGCTGGAGGTACTAGGCATCAAGAACATCGGCAAACTTATCCCCGGCGCAGACGACCAGAAGCCAAAAGACCCGGTGTCGGAGAACATGGCGATACTGAATATGCGGCCTGTTAAAGCGTTCTTGTATCAGGACCACCAAGCCCACATCGCTGTACACATGATGGCTATGCAAGACCCCAAGATTTCACAGATCGTTGGGCAAAACCCGCAGGCTAATGCGATTGCCGCTGCAATGATGGCACATATCAACGAGCACGTGGCGTTTGAATACCGCAAACAGATTGAAGAACAGCTTGGCATTCCGCTGGATATTCCTAACTACGAAGAGGGTGACACCATCCCTGAAGAGATGGAAGTTCAGATTAGCCGCATGATGGCTATGGCAGCTGCCAAACTGCTGCAGAAAGACCAAGCTGAAGCGCAACAACAGCAAGCACAACAAATGGCACAAGACCCACTTGTTCAGATGCAACAGCAGGAGCTGGCGCTTAAGGCTGAAGAAGTCAATCTCAAGAAACAGAAACTCGCTACCGATGCAGCAGCTCAGGCCGACAAACTTGAGTTGGAGAGAGCCCGCATCGAGGCGCAGAAAGAAATCGCTGGTATGCAGGTTGGCGCTAAGGCAGCTAAAGACAAAGCAGAGCTTGCCGCCAAGCAGGAGATTGAAGGCGTTCGTTTTGGTATCGACGTAGCTAAGTCGCACGCGCAGTTGCAGCACCAACTGAAAATGAAAACTAAGGAACCGAAGGCCAAACCTACTAAGGAGTAATCAGTGGACAAAACACTGGAAATTATTAAAGAGCGCATCAACGAGAAACAGGCACAGCTTGCACATGCTGTAGGCGGGGGCGCTGCAAAAGATTACGCAGAGTATCGCGCAATATGCGGGGAGATTCGAGGTCTATCCATCGCAGAAGGGTTCATCTTAGACCTTGCAGACCAAATGGAGCGTAACAACGATGAGTGAACTAATCATCGCCAGTGAAGATGGTGAGGTACCACAAACAGCAGAAGAGAAAGCAAAACAACTGCCGGAACCTTCTGGGTATCACATTCTGGTGGCTTTGCCCGACATCGAAGAGACCTACGAAAGTGGGTTGGTAAAAGCCGATTCGACCAAGCATTTTGAAGAAGTGCTGGCTACGGTTTTCTTCGTGGTTAAGCTGGGTCCAGATTGCTACAAAGACCCGACACGGTTCCCCAGTGGTCCGTGGTGTAAGCAAGGTGACTTCATTCTGGCCCGCCCTAACAGCGGTACCCGGCTGAAGATTCACGGCAAGGAGTTCCGTTTGATTAACGACGACACAGTAGAAGCAGTTGTTCAAGACCCCCGTGGTATTCGCCGCGCATAAAGGATAAAACATGGACAAAGTTGAATTTGAGTTTCCTGACGAGAAGGAAGCTAAGGCCGCAGCAACTCCGGAGGCCAAGGAGCCTGATCTAGATTTTGAGATCGAGGACGATACCCCGGAGGAAGATCGTGGCCGGGAGCCGTTACCGAAACAGATCGTCGAAGAGTTGGAAAAGGACGAGCTGGAGGACTACTCCGAGAAGGTAAAGATTCGTCTGAAGCAGATGAAGAAGGTCTGGCATGACGAGCGCCGGGAGAAGGAAGCCGCCCTGCGTGAGCGTCAGGCTGCTGAAGAATTTGCCCGCCGTATTTTGGAGGAAAATAAGTCTCTAAAAGGAAAGCTTTCCCAAGGAGAAAAAACCTACCTAGATACCTACACAACCGCCGCTGAGCTGGAAATGGACGCTGCTAAGCGTGCCTATAAAGAGGCTTACGATGCGGGGGATGCGGATAAGTTAGTAGAAGCGCAAGAAAGGCTGAATGCAGCGCAGTTTAAGTTGCAGAAAGCAAAAGATTACGTTCCTACTTTACAACAGGAAGAAAATGAGGTACAAACTAGCCAACAAACCCCAGTGGCTCGTCGTGACCCAAGGTTAGTTGCGTGGCAAGAGCGCAATACATGGTTCGGTCAGGACGAGGAGATGACCAGTCTAGCACTTGGGTTACACCAAAAGCTGGTCAAACAGTACGGAGAGGCCTACACGTCCACCGACGAGTATTGGCAAAAGATTGACGACACTATGCGTCGTCGCTTTCCGGAACAATTCCAAGATTCTACGCAGCAGGCGCAGGAAACTAAGCCCGCTCAGCGCACAGAAAAACCGTCCACGGTTGTTGCTCCTGCAACCCGTAGCACATCCTCCAAAAAGATTGTGTTGAAGCAGTCGCAGTTGAGCATTGCCAAGCGGCTAGGCCTTAGCCCTGAGCAATACGCCCGTGAACTAATGAAAATGGAGGCCAATAATGGCTGAAAACAGACTTACCCGTGAACTTGAAACGCGTACCGTGCAGGAACGTCCCAAGCAGTGGACCCCACCTGAGCTTTTGCCTGAACCAGACAAGCAACCCGGCTTCGCGTACAGATGGATTCGTGTCTCGACCTTGAATAATGCTGACCCAAGGAATCTTTCCGCTAAATTGCGTGAAGGTTGGGAGCCGGTCAAGATCGAGGAACAACCCAAATTTCAACTGTTAATCGATCCGGGTAGTCGCTTTAAGGACAACATCGAGGTCGGTGGGTTGTTACTCTGTAAGACTCCTCAGGAGCTGGTGGATCAGCGTAATGCTTACTACCAGAAACAATCCGAAGGGCAGATTGAATCAGTGGATAACAACCTGATGCGCCAAAACGACCCGAGGATGCCGTTGTTTAACGAACGGAAATCTTCTACCTCGTTTGGTAAGGGTAGTTAATTTTTAACTTTGGAGTAAAACATGGCTTATCCTACTGTAAGCGCTCCGTACGGTTTCCAACCGCTGAATAAGCTGGGTGGCACCCCGTATGCTGGCTCTACTCGTCTGGTTCCCATTGTTACTTCGGCTGGCGTAACTGCCGCTGCAATGTACGATGGTGATCTGGTTGAACTAACCTCGTCTGGTCAGTGCCAAACCATTGCTTCGGGCACCGCTGCTCCGCAGGCTCTGGGTGTGTGCGTTGGTGTTCAGTACACCAATTCGCTGGGTCAGACTGTTCAGGCACAATATGCACCGGCTGGTTCGACCAATGCTGTTGCTTATGTGGTTGATGACCCCACCGTGGTTTTCAAGGTCGCTATGGTTTCGTCGGGCACGACCATCGCTGGTCTGGGTCGTACGGCTGTTGGTCAGAACACCTCGGTGGTCCTGAACGCTGGTTCGGCTACTACTGGTGATTCGGCTCAGGCTATCTCGAATAGCACTGCCACCACCAACACCCTGCCGATTCGTATCGTGGATGTTATCCCCGCTACGGCTACCGGTACTGACACGTTTGTGGAGTTTGTTGTGAAAATCAACACCCACACGTATAACAACACCACTGGCGTATAAGGAGTCTGACAAATGGCTATTTCACGCGCACAACTACTGAAAGAGCTGCTGCCCGGACTGAACGCCCTGTTTGGTTTGGAATACGCACGCTATGGCGAAGAGCACAAGGAAATCTACGAAACCGAGACTTCCGAGCGTTCGTTCGAAGAAGAAACCAAGCTGTCTGGCTTCAGTGCCGCACCGGTGAAGAACGAAGGTTCTGCAATCGCGTACGACAACGGTCAGGAAGCATGGACTGCTCGATACAACCACGAAACCATCGCTCTGGGTTTCTCGCTGACCGAAGAGGCCATCGAGGACAACCTGTATGACAGCCTCTCGGCTCGTTATACCAAAGCGCTGGCTCGTGCTATGGCCTATACCAAGCAGGTTAAGGCTGCTGCAATCCTGAACAACGGCTTTACCGCTGGCTACAATGGTGGTGATGGCGTACCGCTGTTCTCGAATGCACACCCGCTGGTTTCTGGTGGCGTTAACTCGAACATCCCTTCGACTGCCGCTGACCTGAACGAAACCTCGCTGGAAAACGCAGTCATTCAGATCGCTGCTTGGACCGACGAACGTGGCCTGCTGATCGCAGCTAAGCCCCGTAAGCTGGTTGTTCCGCCTGCTCTGCAGTTCGTTGCTACTCGCCTGTTGGAAACCGAACTCCGCGTCGGCACCAACGACAACGACATCAACGCCCTGAAGAACAACGGTTCGATCCCTGAGGGTTATACGATCAACCACTTCCTGACCGACACGAACGCATGGTTCCTGACCACTGATGTTCCTAACGGCATGAAGCACTTTGT